TTAGCTGGATTTGTCTTAGTATAGGTCTTATACGCATCATTCAGCTCAAAGTTTATCTTAGAAGCCATATTATCCCAGCCTACGCCTCCTGAAAGCTTGATAAATGTCTTAATATTGCCATTCTTATCAGTATATTCCCTTTTAGAAAGGCATTCCATGACATAATTATCATCAGTAATAGCATAATCACCTGTTTCTGCTTCTTTCCAGTAGATATATGGCTTTTTCTTTTTATCGAACTCATCTTTTGTGTAGATCTTAAACTTTCTTTTCTTTCTCTGGTATAATCTTTCAATTATTTTCAATATATCTCCACCTATTCAAGTACTTGCATATCTTTTACACTACTAGGGTCTCTTTACATGTAATAGGTACTCTTTACATGTAAATAGTACACTATAGTGTACTACAAGTAAATAGTAACTTAATCCTTACTCTTAGCTTTATCATACATACCTAATTGCATTTCAATGGACTTTTGGACTATCTTAAACTCTGCATTTAAGATATCAAAATGGTTATCTTCCATTTTCTGCATTTCTCTTATCTCTTGCTCAGTCTTTTCTTCCAACTCCCATTTACCAGTTGTGATATTAAAGACTTCTATTTTCTTTTTCTTTGCCATAGTAAAGTTCTACTTTAAGTTAATACCTCTAATTCATGTTATGCAAACGATTAAGAAATATTTTAGTTCCAAAGTACTCTTAGCAAATTAGATCTAGAATGCGTGTGGGAGGTTTACCTAGTTACTACCCCCCATTGAATCAGGTATGGTGGGTTGAACTAGGTTGAGTTGATTGGATTAGTCCACATAAACAGCATGTGGACACGCCTATTTCGCATAGGCTAGTTAAAGAGTTCGCAAGCTCACCCCTATATACTACATCTCTCTTCTTATATGATAATCCTTACACTAGGTAAGAGTTATCACCTTAACACACCTTAATAAAAGGAGCAATAAAATGACAAGCGAATATGGTTTTGGTTGGGATAAAGATATGGATTTAATAAACCAAAAGAAAGTAGTTGAAATGACTGGTGAAGAATTACAATTAACCATTATCTCAGCCTTAGGGCTTTTCCAAGAGGCTTCGTTAGAAAGAATGCCAGAGATGTTCGATAAGATTGGTGATAGTCTAGTTGATATCATACCAAAGATAGCAGAGCAGGTAGAAGAAACTGTTGATAAAACCATGGATAATCTTAATGAAAAGCATGAAGATTTCCATGATACCGCTAAAGCACATCAGCAATTTACAAATGATGAAGATGAAGTTGGTATGGAAGAATCATATAAAAGTGATGAATATCCGTTCTAAGACCATTCTAATAAACTGGGGGGACTTTGTCCCCCCTCTCTTCTTGTATCGTAATCTTAATAAATAGAGGTCAATAAAATGAAAATGACAATGAAACTTGGCAAACTTACAGCCAAAGCAATAAAGACAACCAAAAAAATTGTGCCCTCAGTTAAAGCCAAAGCCAAACAGACCAAGTCTGATTTTATGACTGGCTTTAATTCTGTTAAGCATCAAAATTAACGGTTGTCATATAAAAAAGCTCCCTGATTCAGGGGGCTTTTTTACTAATGTAAAACAAACAAAACAAACAAAAGGGTTAAAAATGAGTTTATTTGAAAAAATATTGATTGTATCAATTATGGCATTTTTTACCACCGCTATTATAATTGGTAGTGCATTGTTAATATTTATAATGTTAACATGAACAACAAAATAAAATTAAATGTAACACAAGATAAGATAAATCTTTTAAAGATATTTCAATAACACATTAACATTATTAAATAATATGGTTGAAAACCTAAAATAAGTTAATTTCGTTGAAAAGCTCTCTTCTTGTGTGTTAAAGTCCCCCCGTAAAATTCCCCACGATCTGGGTTGGGGGGCAAAATTTAAACTAATTAGGAGATTATATCCAATGAACTAACGAAAAGGCTAACAGTATTACCAATGTGTGGGGATACTGTACTGCCTTAAATTTAACACACATCGAATCACAGGGAAAGTAAGATACGCCTGTGACGTTGAAACCAGCTCTACTATTAATTGATAAGTGGAAATATAGTGATAGATTATATCACTTATTGCTATCCTGTTATTCTTCTAGATATTTCTAATGAGGAATTAATATACTGTAGGCATAAGGGATTCAAGGCCTTTTGAGCAGTCTTACAATAATTTAACTAATTAAATAAAATTTAGACCTAATAATCTTGGTTGCCATGCTTTTAAGCTTGAGTGTAATCCCTATGATATATGGTCTAAAGATATATCAGGTTCCACGCATACATCTGACGAGAATGTATGTTAAGAGAAAAGTGCTACCCAAGAACAAAAAAGCACTAAGAGGGTAGCGGTTGTCATCTAAAAGGCAACCGTCCTCTAAAAAATACAACAAAAGCAAAGTCGCTTCATCATTGATGAATAACTAGTTACGGCTACATCTGATACAGAAATGCCGATACGCAATGGCTAGGAATGCTTTGCTTTTGTTTTAAAATTCAAAACAAAAGGAGTCTATCTTTATCCAAAAAATATCAGGTTTTAGTGACTGTGGTAAAATGTATTTACATTTTTACTACATTCAATTCCATTTTAAGAAAAGGCAATTTCAAATAAAGGTTTATTTAAAACCTCATTTGAGAATTGCTTGGTCTATATCAGATAGAATTGATAAGTATCAATTTACTGATTATGACTATCCATACAATGGAAATATATCATGACTAAGAATCGGAGACTAACCCTCTTGGCAACAGAAAGGGTTATGTTTGATGAAGAGGTTGTTAGCAACCTAAAGAAAATAAAAGAATTGCTTAACGATAAAAAGACAAGTACAAGATTTGACCATATTCGTGGACATGTCGAAGAAAAAGAAATTATGAATGATACTATAGATAGAGCAATCGAAATCATAAAAAGCTAAAACTCTCTTCTTGTATGTTAATATTCTATTTGAGTGCACTTTAACGGCTAGTTAACAGTCAAGGGTTAGCCGAACCCTTCCCCATTCTCTGCGCAGGGGTCATGTACCGTATACATGGTGGGACAAGGTTAAAGGCACTCAAAGTTTTAAATAAATAAGGAGGTCTATTATGATAAGAACATGTAAAGGTTGCAACATTAGTATGGATTTATCAGAATTTGCCAAAGCAGGTAGGCTTGACAAATCAGGCAATCCATACAGAAGATACTACTGTACAAAACACGGATGTTATTGGTCTCATAAGAAAAAAACACCTAATGGTAGGATAGAAAAAGCAAAGAAAATCAAGGAATACAAGCAAGGCTTAAGTTGCACAAGCTGTGGCTATTCTCGTAAAACCAGAGGTAAGAAATTTTCAACTTGGGCATTGCAATTTCATCATCATGATTCTACAAAAGAGGCTAATGTAGGAGATATGATTCGTGACGGCTTTGGACTTAAAAAGATATTCGCTGAGATAAAGAAGTGTATATCATTATGTGCCAACTGTCACATGGAATTGCATGGACATCAGAATTACTAACTTCAATAAAAAGCTGGACATGGAGAAAGACTTTCCATGTTCAGCTCTCTTGTTGTGTGTTTTATTTTTTTAATCAACTAAAAGGAGTCAATAATGGCTAGACAAAGGAAAACCCAAAAACTCGGAGACATTTATGCTAAAGCAATATCCAATGCTTTTAGTGAAATGGCAGATAATAACATATTTTGGATATCAAAAAGTCCAAAAGAGGGCGGAGGCTTATACAATGTATGCCGAGGCATTGACATAGATAAGCTAAATGAAGAATTTAGTGATGATATGTACTTCAATCTATGGTCAGATATGACTGACCTAGATGAAGAAGAGCGTGCAGAAGTAATATCTGAAGTAGCAAGTGCCTTTTATGGCACAGGCTATTACTTAGGCACTAAGTATCCTCATACTTCTAAGAAAGATAGCAATAAAGTATCATTGCGAATACTTGCAAGAGAAGAGTAATAGCAAAGAATATGACGGTTAATGAACGCTTTTATTAGTGCACACGAAGTGACTGATTTAGCCGTTTATCTTAGGCTATTATTTCATGGAAAGACCCCCATAAAGGGGGTCTTTCTCTAAAAGGAGCAAGCACCTGCTTGCACTTTATTTCTAAAATCGAGGAGCAAGCAAAAGCTTGCACGATACTACTACAATCAACTAAAATAATCAACTAACAATAAAAGTAAAACAAACTAACAAACAAGCTATAAGATTTTGTTTATCACCGATGAACGAGGGATGATAATAGAGTTTAAACTGGTCAGTTAAGTGTACACGATTCAACTCCGTAAGCGAACCAGTTTCTATTCCCCTTGTAAAAATGCTGTTAATCAAACTATAAATGCACACGGTTACACATGTATATGATACATGTAGAGGCTAGTAAGCAAAATCTTAATGACAAACAAAAAGGATAACAAAATGGTAAAAATACAA